GCAAGTCACTAAAGATTCTTTGACTCTNGCTGAAGTNTTTGANNCTGATGTNAANGANGTNACNNGAGCTGGATCAAACGTTATGAAGGGTTTCGGTACAAGCTCTAAAGAAGCGTTTGATTTAATGGCATGGGGTGCACAAAATGGCTTAAACTTCTCAAACGAAATGTTTGATAACCTTTCTGAATATGCTCCTTTGTATAAAAAGATGGGATTTTCTGCTACAGAATATTTTCAGTTATTGAAAAAAGGTACTGACTCAGGCGTTTATAACTTGGACTATATCAATGATGCGATGAAAGAGTTTCAGATTCGTATAAAGGACGGTTCAAAAGGAACTTCTGATGCGATGGGTCAGATGTCAGAGAAAACACAAAAGGTTTGGGAAAGCTTCAAGAATGGAAAGTCCACAATAAAGGATGTTCATAATGCTGTTATTGCTGATTTAAAAGGAATGGATAATCAAGTCCTAGCCAATCAAATTGGTGTGGGTCTGTACGGGACCAAATTCGAAGACCTCGAAGCTGATTCTATGTACGCTCTTGGTAATATTGATGGATCCATTAAAGGTGTTAAAGGATCCATGGATAAAGCTTCTGAAGCAAATGAAAACTTTGCGAGAAGAGCTAAAGTTTTATTCCGTGAATTTGTATCTGGTCTAGCACCTTTCGGTAATTCCCTTCTTGATATTGGTGAACGTTTATTGCCTAGAGTGGAAGCAAGTATCAATAAGGTGTCCACAGCATTTATAAACCTACCTCCTGCTGCTCAAGACGCTACTTTAGCTCTTTTAGGTGTAACAGGTCTCACAGCTGGATTTATTGGTCTATCAGGCGGTATCGGTGGAGTCAGCACAGCTATTGCTCTAATGACAAATCCAATTGGTTTAACTGTCCTAGCCATTGGTGGATTAACAGCCGGACTAGCTGCAATCTATACTAACTGGTACGACATAAAGAAAGTAATGAATGATCATCCTTTACTTATTAACTTTGTAACAAAAGTAAATCCTGCCCTTGGACTTATAGTAAATCTCGCAGGTGGCGCTCGTGAACTTCATGACGCTATGTTAAAGACAGCTTTAGATGCTACACCATTTGGAGATCAGGTAAGCAAAGGTACACAAAAAGCTATGAATTCGTATCTTACTCTGGAATCTCAGGCAACCCAAGCTCTTGATCGTTTGTATTGGGGACATCAAACATGGACTCAGAAAACAGTTGATGATGTGGTTGCTAAGTACGCTGCTTTAGGCGACAAAGTTGTTCAGAAAATGGAGGAAAATCACGAGAAAGAAAAGGCTAAAGCAATCGAAATTTTCGCTAGAAACCAAGGTCTTACTAAAGAACAAGAAAATAAAATCCTTGCAGATATGGACTTGAACCACGCTCAGAAAAAAAGTAAGGTACAAAAGCTTGAAGATGAGCTCGCAGGTATTCTTGAAAAATCTAAAGGGAAAAAAGGCGGTATCAAACAAAGTGAACGTGAACGTATTGCTCAAATTGAGCAAGAGTTACGCACAATGCAAGTACAAACCGTTTCGAAGTCTCAAAAAGAACAAGAGGCCATTTTTACTAACCTTAGAGACAATGCTACGAAACTAAGCGCTCAAAAAGCAGCTAATGTGGTTAAATCTTCAAAAGAACAAAAAGATAAGTCTATTGCACATGCTAATACAGAATATGAAAAGACAAAAGCATGGGCAGCGAAAGCGATGATTGACATCCCAAGCTTTACTGAAGAAGAAAAGGAAAAAGTGATAGCAGACGCGAAAGAACAACGAGATAAATCAATTAGCGCTGCTAACACAATGCATAAGGACACAGTGAAAGCTGCTAAGAAGCAAGCAAAAGAACACGTGGATGAAGTTGACTGGGAAAAAGGTGAAGTCCTCACAAGATGGCAAAAAATTGTGGACGGAGTTTATCCTGCTCTTAAATGGATTGGTAATATCTTTGGTAAAGGTGCAAAGTTTGTTCCTGGAGCCCCTGTCATTAAAGGTGCGATAAAAGCTGTAAAAGGCGGAGGTCGTGCAACAGGTACTCCTAACGGTGGTGTACCAAATGACCAAGTAGCTTTAACTGGAGAAGAAGGTCCAGAACTTGTGAAAGACGGCCGTACAGGACGATTAGGCTTAGTTGGTTTACGTGGCCCACAACATGCCTTTTTAACAAAAGGCTCAGCCGTTTTACCTGCTCATCACACTAAAACAGTATTAAAAAAGTATGGATTTACAAATGGAATGCCTGGAAGAAATTCAGCTCTTTCTTCTGTGAAAGGTATGCCAGCGTATGCTGATGGTATTGCTGAAGGTGCTTTCGATATGATTATGAAAGGCCCTGAATGGTTATGGAATAAAGCTACTGAAAAGTTTAAGTTAAAAGGTGTAGACACTCCAAAATGGTTTAATACTCTAGCTGGAGATAGCACAGCAGGTTTTATTAAGGGGCTTGCTATTGATAAGGTTCAGTCTTTAATTGATGAATGGATGCCTGATTTTGGAGATGGAGGTTCCTATACAGGTATAGGAGGATATTACCTTAACAAGCCATTCCGTTTGACTACTAATTTTACGCCTGGGGGCAACCCAAATGATAAAATTCATAAAGGTGGAGTGCATAAAGGTATAGATTTAGCAGCTCCACTCGGAACGCCTATCAAGTCATTAACAGACGGTATTGTTAAGCAAATTCTTATTGGGAATAAGACAGCAGGTAACGGGGTACGTATCCAAACAGGAGCAGACCTATTATCTTATATTCACATGGCTAGTACACCTACAGTCAAGAATGGGCAAAAAGTAAAAGAAGGGCAAGTCATTGGTTATGTTGGATCAACAGGATTTTCTACTGGTCCACACCTAGATTTGAAAATTAAGCGTAATGGCTCTTACATCAACCCATTAACATATTTGCAAGGAAAAGCTGATGGTGGCGGTATGAAAATGGGAGGTAGTTTTGCTGGGAAATACGCCTCTATTATCAATGCTGCAGGTAAAAAATACACTGTTAGTCCTGCCTTAATTGCAGGGATTATTAAACAAGAATCACAATTCAACCCTAATGCCCGTTCATATGTTGGGGCAACAGGGTTAATGCAGTTAATGCCTGCTACAGCTCGTGCAATGGGTGTGAAAAGCCCACGTGATCCATACCAGAACATCATGGGTGGTACAAAATACATTGCTCAAATGTTAAGAGGTCAACGCGGTAACGTTAAATTAGCTTTAGCTGCTTATAATGCAGGACCTGGTAACGTAGCGAAATATCATGGTATTCCACCATTTAAAGAAACTCAAGATTATGTACGTAAAGTTTATTCGAATTATCAAGGTTATTTGAAAAGTGGTATTGGTGGATTTGCAAAAGGCGGTAAGGTTAAGAACAGACAGCTTGCTGAACTAGGTGAAAACGGATATGAAGAGTACGTACTTACTACTGAGCCACGTTACCGGAATCGTAGCCTAGCTTTATTACAAGAGTTAATGCCTAAACTGGGTTTATTCAATCCAATTCCGAGGGTTCCTTCCACATCAAGTTCACAATCTATTACTAATAACTACAGTAATTCAGCTGATCAAGGAATTATTCAGGTACTGAAAGAACAAAATGCCTTATTGATGGAGCAAAGTTCTTATCTTGTTCAGTTAATAGTAAACAGCACAAATTTAAGTCTTGAAATTGACGGAAAGAAAGTAGGAAAAGCAATATCTAAACATGTCACAGAATTTCAAGATAGAAAAACTTCTGATAAATTGAAGTTTCAAGGGGGGTGATATCAAGTGGGATTTTTATTTAATAATCAACGAAAAAGTTATTTGACTGTTTTAAAGGGGAGAGAACGTCCTGCCTGGGCACCTATCACAAGAAATTTATTAAAAGCTCCAAATCATCCAGGTGCTTATTTAAAAAGCACAGAAGTAGATGTTCGTTCATTAAAAGTACCAGTCTTAATTGCAGGAGAAAACATGGGCGATTTACAAAAAATAAAGGAAGATTTAGCTGATTGGCTTGTGACTGATGCGCCAAAGGAGTTAGTGTTTGATGACGAACCTGATCGCTCATATTTTGCTGTAATAGATGGCTCATTAGATTTAGAAGAAATTGTGAGTATAGGTACAGGTGAATTAAGGTTTATCTGTCTAGATCCTCATAAATATGGAAAAACAAAAGTGCAAGAATCGAATTCAGGTACTCTTACAGTACGGAATGAAGGAAGTGTGGAAGCCTTACCTACTTTTGAAATTGAAGTTGATGCTGATTATACCAATATTGATATTTCAAATGGAGATTTAATGAATCGAATTGGCCGTGTTGTAAATATTGAAGATTATGCTGCTTCTAGAGAAGAGCTTATTTTTAATGATCCTCTTTCTTCACTTACAGGTTGGGCAAAGACTGAAGGTAGCGTTCATATAGATGGTCTTGCCACAGGAAATATGAAAGTAGATAACGGTCGCTTTATCCCTGGAGATTTCGGAAATATGAATGATACGTGGCACGGTCCTTATTATAAAAAGTCCATTGGTCAGACATTAACTGATTTTCGTATTGAAACCATTGTAGAGCTAGTAAATACAGGCGAAGATAAATTTGGAAAGGTTGAGTTTTATCTATTAGATGAAGGCAACCTTCCTGTTTGTATGTTAACGATTAAAGACGTTGACTCATCTGGAAAACGTATATATGCGACTTTACGTACAGGTGGCGGTGATCAAGGTTTTAAAGATTTAATTAGTACTCATGGAGATAAAGAAGCAACGTTCTGGAACTTCTATGGTCTTTTGCGTATTGAACGAACTAGAAATCGTTGGACTGCGTACGTAACTGTTATTAACAGAGATACAGGAAAACATGTTGCACGTTCGTTTGTTGAGTATTATGATACCGAGCAGCAATTCACACGGAATCCAGCTCAAGTTGGTATCTATATGGCTCAATATGGAACAAGAAAAGTCGCTTCTCTGCGTGCGTATGACGTTAAAGTGTGGAAACTCAATTTATTAACAGAAAACCAGATTCCTTATATTGTGAGGAATGGTGATATTGTGACGTTTGATCATAAAAACCAAGTCGTACTAATTAACGGTGAACCACGAATGGATTTGAAAGCCTTTAGTGGAGAGTTTTTTGGATTGAATAGAGGAGTTAATACACTTTCCACAAGTCCACTCTTACCTACAAAAGTAACATGGAGGGAACGATATAAATGATTCATATATTAGATTATAAAACAAATAATATTGTTGCCTTTTTAGAAAATGAAGTAGAAGATGCAGTGCATCTGCGAAATATGGATTTAGAAGAAACTTTTCATTTCGAGTGGCCTGTGAACAATGAGAAATCACAGTATATTATAGGACGTAATCGAGTAGTTATTCCGGATGATAAAACAGGTTACCGTGAGTTTATTATAAATGAATTAGATAAGGATGCTGACAGCGTAATCGCGTATTGTTCAGCATCCTTTTTAGATTTAAAAAAACAAAAGATTATTTCTCCTCAAACATTAACGGGCCAAACCGTTAAAACTGCAGCAAACTGGGTTTTAAGTGGGACTGAATGGGAATTAGGGGACACTGACTATGCTGGTATTCGTCAAATCTCATTTGAATATACGAATGCCTATGATGCTATTTTACAGGTGAAAGAAACGTTTGGTTGTGAAATTTCTTTTCGTATTGAAATCGATGGAAATGAAATTGTGAAACGCTATGTAGATCTTGTAACACGTCTCGGTAAGTTTGATGGAAAAGAAATTACCTTTGGAAAAGATTTATCAGGTATCCGTCGCAAGGTAAACTACGATAACTTGGTTACATCTCTAGTCTGTATCGGTCCTGAGAAGGAAGATGGAACAAGATTAACGGTTACGGTTGAAAATGAAGCAGCTAGACAACGTTGGTGTCGTGATGATGGTAAACATTTAGTAGCTCTTTATGAACCTCAATCTAGTGATCAAACTATGACGATACAGAAATTAACGTCTCTTGGTCTAGCTGAATTAAATAAACGAATTATGGGGTCTATTGAGTATGAAGTCGAACAAGTGACACTGGATTCAGTTCTAGGGCTTGAACATGAAAAAGCCTATTTTGCTGATACATTACGTATTAAAGATTTGCATTATGTACCTCCTCTTTATCTGGAGGCACGTGTAACAGAAGTTGAGCGTCCTTTATTAGATGCTTCTGAAAAAAAATATAAATTAGGCGAGTTTGTAGAGTATTCACAAGATGAAGTAATGCAAATGAGTTCATAAAAGTTTGGAGGTGATTGATATGTACCAAGTAGGAAATTCTGTAGAACAAGTATTTGGAGGCACGGTTATTAAACAAGGTGATCAGACTCCTTTAGGATTCAATTTTCGTGATGAAAATGGTCAATTAGTTAATTTGTTAGGTTCTACTATTGAAGTCAAAATGGCAAGTAGAAGAGGTGTCGTAGCTGAAAAACAAGCTATTATATCAGATGGATATACGGTTACATTTTCACTACAGCCAGAGGATATCACAGGCTATGGGGACATGATGATCGAATTTATAGTCACGTACCCAGATGGAGTAACAGAAAAATTCCCTTCTGATAACTGGCAGCGAATACGCATTACACAAACATTAGAAGATGTTGAAAAATACGGAGTAGGATATATCACTTTCGAAAAGTTGAAAGAAGGGTTTCAGGATCAGTTTGATGGATTTATGCTTGATGCGGATGAACGAATAGAATCTCAAAAACAGCGCGTAGATAACCTCATTTCCACTACTCCTCAACCTAGTGAAATTGTAGATGCTCGTTTAGATGAAAATGGGACTGTCTTTACTACTTTAAAAAATCATCTAGACAATAAGGGTAATAAAATACAAGTTTTAGAAAGGAATTTTGTTAGTATAATCCAATCACCTTTTAACGCTAAGGGAGATGGTTCTACTATTGATCAGACAGCTCTTGCTAATGCAGTAGATTATGCTTATCAAAATAATAAAGCTTTGTATTTTCCGGACGGAGTATTTGTATCTAATGATAATATCCCTAACTTTCATAAAGTTAAGAAGTTTGGGCCCGGTATTATAAAAAGGGGTAATGATTTGTTTTATATTACACCTCAAGATGGCCAAACAAATAAACTGTATGTGAGTACATCAAATAGCTCTAATTCTTTGGATGGTTTGTCCTCCTCTCAGGCATTCCGTGATTTACAAGTAGCTGTAAATGTTTTGCCTATTTATGCACAACCTATTTTATTCGGGAAATGGGAATTTGTCTTGAGTTCAGGTACTCATCTTAAGCGTACAGCATTTCCAGACGGAATATTATCAGCAAAACCAATAAAAATTAGTGGAGCGGATGTCGGAGGACACCCAAATGTACCAACTACTATTATTAGAGAGGGAGCAGCAGCAAGTACTAAAGCAATCTCTGCTAATAAGAAAACACAAATTGAAGTATCTAATATTCTGCTATTAGATTTCAATGGTACTACTTCAAGTGCAGGTATTGATGTTTCTTCAGGAGCCAAGGTATATACAGACAATGTACACGCTACTAATTGTTTTTATGGTATATCAGGTGTTGGACAGACTGAAGTTGTTGTACCGAATGGCATTTTTGATAACTGTGGAAAAAATGCAGATGGAACGGGGATTGGTGCTTGTATCCGTTCACTGCAATTAAACCGTCACACAATCGGTATTCAGAATATAGGAGATCGCTCTCAAACTGCTATATTTAAAAATTCTCGTCAAGCAATTTGGGCACAGGAAAGTAGTACAGGGCATGTGGACTGGGTAACTATTCAGGATTGCGAAGATGGACTAGTAGCAAGGGTAAATGCTCGTATTAATGGTGATGGAACGCTATTCAAACGTAACAAGAGAGATATTCGCTATGATGCAAATGGCCATGTTTTCCACAGTTCGAATGTTGTTCATAGTATCGGGGCAGATGAAAGTGAAAACAAATTAATAGGTCAATCAGGGGGAGAAATTACAAGCTCTAGTATTATTAATGGCGTAGAAATGGCTTATACACTAATCGAACGTTCCTTTGGTGTGAATGTATTAAACCAAACTATTCAAACTACTAGTGCTACTAAATTTAAAACCCTTACTCTTATTGCTCCATTGTGGAGATATAAGCCTACAAGCATAGCGACAGGTAAAAAGTTATTCTTTCGTATATATGGTTCTTTAACGGGTACTGTAGGCTACAAAAGGGTATCAGTTCGCCTAGGTATCTCTGTTATGAACTTCACTTTTAATGCGAGTGAAACAGGTTCGTTTGAGGTCGAAGGATATATTTACTTTACAGACACTGAAAAGCAGTTGCTTGTAGGAACTGGCTACAGCCATTTGGGCACAGTTCGTAAAGGAAGAGTAGACGGAACTGATAGTATGGATACCAACACAGATCTTTCGTTAGAGGCTTTGGTGGAGAATACAGCAGATTCTATAAAAATAGATGTTTGTGAAATTGGTTGGGCAGGATAAACCTGCCCGTTCTTATAGACTAATAGTTAAAGTTCGTTTTGAAGTCTTGCTTTCGCCTTTTTTAACAAAGACCCTGGCGTTATAGTTTCCGGGAGTTGCTACTTTAAATTCAATATTTCGGTTTCGAGAATACTTCACTTTTTCTAAAGGTTCTTTCATGTCGTCCTTAAATAGATAATATGCGTATTGAACATGTTTATTGTTTGTAAAATAGGCAGGTACATTACAAGATACTAGTAAGCCATTATCTTCTTTTTCTGAGATCACTACATCCTTGATAATTATGTTGTCGGTAATTCTTGCTACTTGCTCAATCAAGAAATTAGCAAAATACTCACCTATCTTCGAGTGATCCGAGTAGTCCTGTACGTCTAAATTATAAGGAATGTTTCGTTCATCTAAAATATTGGTGAAAGGTTTTAAATGAGTATCATAATGATGGTCACCGCTGCCGATATGTAGGTTTAATTTAGTATTAAAGCGAGTGTGTTTAATCAAATCATAATAGATGTTATTTAAGTATTCTTTATGAGCTACGGTATTACCACTTGTTATAGAAGGTAGTACAACACTACGTGTATATCTGCTTATATCATATAGGTAATCACCAACAGCAAACTGGAATCCACCTGCAATAATGTGACCAAGGTTGTATTTAATTCCAAAGTAAAATGCAGCAGTTCCACCTTTGCTTGATCCACATGTAATAACATTTGATTTTTTGATTTTATATTTATTAATAAATGAAAAAATCAATGATGCAACTGAAACCTCGTAATCTAACTTTTGATGATTACCAAGGTAGTAACAAGGCGTTCCGTTTTGATAATCGTCAATAATAAAAAGTCGGTGACAATCAAATGGTCTTAGGTGCTTTACGTAATTATAATGGGGTGGTTTTCCATTTGCTTCTTCACCGTTGAAGCCTGAAAAAGAAATAATGAGATGGTTTGATTTTGTAGCAGCAGGCATAAAGAGATACTTGATATTACAAGCACCCTGAAACGTTTTTTCGTTTTCAATAATGAATGATGATAAAGACATGCATAACAACTCCTATATAAATGGGCTTTTTTAACTGATTATAGCATGTTTTTACTTAAATTTAATTTTAAGCTAATAAATAAAGTATATTGTTTGTTGTGTAAAAAATGGAATTAATACTAATATAGAAGTACAATAGGGGGGTGAATTAATGTAAAAAAATAGGTGGTGGAATGATGATGAATAGAATAGAAGTACTTTTAGAGGACAATATGCCAGACTATATGGCTGGTTTGGTTAAAATAAGTTCCATTAATGTTTACGACTCTAACGATGAAATGATAGATGAATTACCTAACAATTTTCCTAGAATATCAGATTTAGTGGGAAATGGAGAATTTCGTTCTGAGGAGCACTTGAAAGATTGGATTTCTGAAAAGTTGAATGTTCCTAATGAAAATATTGAGATTATAGAATGAAATAAAGATAAACAACGTAAGAGGGCTGATATCACTCCTCTTTTATTTCATATAGTGTTGAGGTTTTTGAAAGCAGTTAAAAACAGAGGAGATAGATAATTGGAGGGTAAAAGAAAAATCTTTCGGCATAGAAAAGTGATTTTAGTTCTCATAATATTTTTATTGTCTGTCTTTGCTGTCAGTAAGATATTAATGAGTGAAGAAAAGGAAAAAGATATTGTGAAGAATAAGCAATCACTTCGGAAGTTGGCAGAAAAAGACAATTTTTTTATTGGAACAGCAATAAACGCTCCTGCATTCCTAAAGGACAAGCAGTATAAAAGTACTGTGAAAGAAGAATTCAATTTAATAACTATAGAGAATGAACTAAAATTTACGAATGTACATCCACAAAGAAACAAATATGATTTCTTGCTCGCAGATTTTATGGTAGAGTTTGCAAGGGAAAATAACCAAAAGGTAAGGGGACATACATTAGTTTGGGGGCAAAGTCTTCCTGATTGGATAATTGATAATTATTATTCAAAGGAAGAACTTAAAAAGATTCTTAAAAATCATATCCAAACAGTGGTAGGACATTATAAAGGGAAGATATATGCTTGGGATGTTGTGAATGAGGCATTTACTGATGGCGGAAAATTACGTGATAATGTTTGGTTAAGAGTAATTGGTCCAGAGTATATAGAGCTTGCTTTTCGATGGGCACATGAAGCTGATCCGAATGCTCTCTTATTCTATAATGACTACAATAATGCTGGATTAAGTCCCAAAACAAATGCTATATATGAAACTGTTAAGTCGTTAAAAACACGTGGCGTTCCTATTGACGGGATAGGTTTTCAATCGCATGTTACCACTAACGAAGTTAAAGACTACGAAGCAATTGACCAAAATATAAAGCGTTTATCTAATATAGGAATACAGGTGGAAATTACGGAAATGGATGTCAAAATACCAGTTAGCAATAGTGTTGAGTCAACTAGTAGCAAACTAGAAAAGCAATCAGAAATGTATTCAGATACCTTAGATGTTTGTTTAGCAAATAGAAACTGTAATGCATTTGTAATGTGGGGATTTACGGATAAATACACTGGTATGGGGAAAGAAAATAAACCATTGATTTTTGATGATAAATATAGGCCTAAACCAGCTTATAAAGCTCTTTATCAAAATCTACTTCAAAATAATGAAAAGTAAATAACAATATGGGTATAAAATGGGAAGGAGTGAATTTGGTCCTCTTTTTTATTGCTAAAAGTAGAAGGTCTAAGTGCTCGTATTATTCATAGGTATAAAGAAGGTTAAAAGGAGTTTTTATAGAACTATTATAGTTATCAAAATATAAAGGGATGGTTCTATGACACAAAAATCAACAGATATATTACAACTATGTGAGGCTTGGAAGAAAGCTGCTTATAAGAGTGATGGAAGCACACAAATTAATGGAGATTCCGAACAGTTTAGACTATTAGCTAATGATATATATTTTC